GACATATCAGACACGTTCATGTCCGCAGTAGCCGCAAAGCGACGACCTTCTTCCACAATCTTGTCCAGCAACGCGGCTAGAACAGCGCTTGGTTCTTTATATGGCAGGGGGAGAATGTTCTCCCGCAGGGCGCCTGAGCCAATGTCTACGTCACGGAATTCTCCGGGCGCTATCGGCGTGTCATCACCCTTAATGCGAAGTCCACGGGACTTAAGGCCGCCGGGGAGGTTCGATAGTGTTCCAGCATCCACCAACTGACGCATGATGCTTGTGGCTGACTTGGCGAAGCCACCGATGAGGTGGAAGAGTCCGAAGCCGTAGGCTCCGAAGCCGGGGATGTATTGGTAGTGGACGAAGTGCTGGCGCTTGAGTCGGAGAGGGTCTTCTTCTTTCCAGTTGCGTCGAATGGACAGGACTTCATTGGAGCCTTTTATTAGGGTAACTACGTATGGCAATGCTATGCCAGTTTCTTCGCCGTCATCGTCCTTGTCTTCAAAACCCTTGAGGTCTAAGTCAACATGGCACTCATACATCGTATAGCGATCGTCGTTCAGATCGTTAAAACCCGTCTCTTTGTCCTTGGCTTTCTTGATGTCATCTTGCGATGTCTTTGTTGGGTCAGGCAGGTCGATGTCGCGGTAGAACCCTGCTTGTTGCAGCTTTAGGATTTCATTTTTTGTTTTACGCATGACGTGAGTCACGCGGTAGCAAGTGTCCATATCGGTTGCGCCGTATGGCAAGATGATGTCCTCTGCTGGGATGAACATCGAGACTTGGCGTCCAAGGTTAGGGTCTTCGTAGACTTTCTTGAACGCTGAACCCGTGGCTGGCAGTGACCACAACATACGCTCTTGCTCTGGACGGAACTCCTTCATGACTTCCGTCAATTGGTAGTTCATGTCTTCCTCGACACGCTGCGCAGCATCTTTCTTTTGCTGTGTTTCTTTACCAATAATTTTGGTGCGCACGGGTCCCTGCGCAGGGAACATCTCCGTGATTGTTTCGCTTTGGAAGCGTACCACCGCTTCTGTAATCATTGGGTGGAACACGCCTGACGCACCGTTCCAAGGCTCTGTTCTTTCCTCGTACTGCAAGCCCAATAACTTCAAGCCTTGTGTATAGGCCTTCTCCCAGTCCTTGCGTGAGTTCTTGTCGTTGTCAATGTCCTCAGACAACTCGCTTGCCATCGAGTCCATCGCGCTCTCGTCCATCTCCTCAGCCAAGTTAGCGTTGAAGTCGTCGCCATCTTCTTCGCCCGGTTCGATGTGGATGGTCATATCACCCGCATGGATGTTGACTTCCTCTGGATCAACGATTTCTATCTCAAACTCATCAGGCTGGTCTTGCGCAAGTTCTTCAATACCTTGTGGTTGTTGGTATAGCGCTTTGTCGATATTGGTTGCCATGTTGGTCCTTAAATTGTTTTGCGTCCGCCAACAAGTGGCTTAACGATCATTCCGCCTTTTGCCATCTTTAATGGGTTTAGGCTGTGTTGCAAGTTGTCTACTCCGGGGCGGTAGCCGCTGTTACCACCAAGCGGCAAAACTCTTGTGATTTTGCTACCAAAATGTACGCCCCCACCTTCACTTCCTATGGGGCTTTTATTGCTACCAAATAACTCTATAGGAGCAGTACCAACAGCGGGCTTGCCTTTTACCGGTGCAGAAGCTAGGACATCGCCCGGTTTAAACCCTTCTGGGTATTTTGCGTTTGTGTAATAGTTTTTGCCGGGTTCTGTGGCTTTTACTTGTAAATGCTGCCCGTCTTCGGAAGGAACCATTTCGCTGGCAATATTTTTATTTTGAAATATCCGCAACATGTCGTCTACGTGTTCGTCAGGGACATACAAAGTCCTTCCGGACGTGTGTTGCAATTTTTTACCTGTGCCCGGCATATTAGACGGTTCTCTGTATGCGGTAGTTTTGCCATTTGTGTGGTGGGCATACATAGACCCACGCTCACCTTCAAATAGCGTATGTACATCATCCAGCTTTAACAAAGGGCCAAACTCTTCCATATGTCCTCAGTAGTAAGCGTGTTGCTTACGTTTAAAAATTATCGGTTCATCTTTCTCGTCGCTGTCCAACGATATAAACCCGCCTTGTCTGAACCGCATCAATGCTTGGGACGTAGTATCTACGAAGTCATCGTGCTCGCCAACTGGGAAAGCAGCAACCTCCTCGATCACCTCACGCGCCCAGCGCGTATCAGGTGCCCACACCATGCCTGACGCGAACAAGTCCGCAATCGCGTTCAATCGTACCATCTTGTCATTGCCACGGCTAGGGTTTGTCTCCCACGCAGGGATGCCCATCGCTCTGAACTCTTGTATTAGTGGTGCGCCAGCAGACTTCTTCTCGACAATGAACGCATCAGGCTCCCACTCTCTATAGTGTTTGAGCGCAATTTGTTTTAGTTCTGGGAAAGTCATGCGGTCTTTGAACGCATCGAGCAGGATGATCTGCGCACGGCTACCTTCTTCCTCGTTATAGAACACACCCCATGTTGTGCATGCTGAGTAATCCGAATTCGTTTTGACTTCGTGAGCAGTATCCCAAGACTGGATGATGTAATCGCACACTGGAGGGTCTTCTGGCTCCCAAATTCTCCACATTTTGCGAGAAATTACGGCACTGTTGTCCGAAGTGGGCTGCTGCATGTACTGCGCGTTCCAATATCTGGGGTCGATACTGGCCTTGGTAGCCTTTAATGCTTGGAGTGCCCATTGTTCTGGCCACAATGACTTCTCGTTCTCTGTTCCCTCGTGCAATATGGCAGGCAACTCCACGATTTCCCACGGTATGGACTCAGGGTTCTTGGTTTGGTAGTCAATCAGGCGTCCTGTAAGGTCAAGGAGCGACCAACGCGTCATGATTACTATGATCGCACCGCCCGGCATCAGACGCTGCAGCGGTCCCGTTTGAAACCAAGACCATGCCGTGTCAAACGCTAGACGGGAGTTTACTTTGACGTCTTGTTCCGAATGCGGGTCATCAATAACGAATAGATCAGCGCCGCGTCCAGCAAGTGCTCCGCCGACACCTGCCGCGTAGTACTGTCCACCGGCAGACGTAGACCATTTTCCGGCGGCTTTTTGGTCGTCAGCCACATGCGTTGAGGGGAAGATTTCACGATACTCCTCCGTGTCGATCAAATTTCGCACCCTACGACCAAAGTCTTCGGACAAACCCGCGGTGTGCGTACCCATGATGATCTTCTTATTAGGGTATTTACCTAGAAAGTACGCTGGGAACAGGTAGGAACTGAATTCTGACTTACCCATACGTGGCGCGATGTTGATAATCACCCGTTTTTTCTTGGCCGAGATCACATCTTCGAAGATTTTTGCCAGTTTTTTATGCTGTGGCCCTACCTTAAAGCCCGGATAGACGTGCTTGGCAAAGTCTAAGATGCTGTCTCTGGCGTTGTACAGGGATGCGCGACGCTCGCGCTCCTCCAACATATCCATCAACTCGATCTTCTCCTGCACCGACATCTTCGGCAGGGCTAACTGGAGCGCCTTGGCTTCAGACTGCGTCAGGTTTAGGTTGCTGAAGTTCATCTTCTGTGCTTATGTCAGTTTTGTCGGGTTCGATTTCGGATACATCCTCTACGTCCACGACTCCCATGAACTTGTTTAGCTTTTCCTTGATCTTCTTGTCGATCTCGGTGTCCGACATATCGGCCTTCTTGACCTCGACGCGTTCTGTGAACAGGGCAACCTCGGTGATCCTACCCAGCATGTCTAATGCTTTGAGCCGTACTCTGGCGTCTGGGTGGTTTGTCTCCTCCAGAATCTTTGCTACCGCCATACCGCGCAAGTTCTTGGCTTGTTCTACGAACTCCCAGTCATAGGCTGAGAGCATGGCTACCAGATGGCGTACTGCCTCTGGCGTCTTTATTTGGGTGAGTTGGTGTTTCGTTTCCGCAACAGGTGTGTTGGTGGACAACGCAGTAAATACTTTTTGTGCTGCTTTGGCGTTGGCTTCTTTTAAAGCCTTGTCGTCGTCATCGACTCCCAGCTTCTCTAGCCAAGCCGTAGTATTAACCTGTGCATTTAAAGTTTCTTCCGGCGACGCTTTATCCAAAGGCGTGCTTGCCTTGGGCTTGTGCTCCAGAACTGGAGGCTCGAAATCTACTAAGTGTTCCAGCATTTATCCCTGACGGTTTGCGGGTTGCGTTCCCGATAGCGTAAGTGTATACTAACTTCTGGTAAGTGTGCAAGCAGTTGTCAAGTCTCCGTGCACATTTGCTTCTCCTGATGGGATAAACCATCTT